AATGAAGTGGTTGATACGTAACTTGCTGGCTTGCAGTCTGTCCAAGTCTCCGCTTGCGCTGAAGTTACTGGGTCAGAGGTCCATATTTCATTGTCCTTACAGTCCTTCAGGACCATCTTATAAGAGCCATCCAAATAAATATTTGCATAGCCCTCACCGTTTAAGATTACCGGATTAGTATTCTCAACAACCTGATCTTCAGATTGATATGTTGGCTTAGGTACGTTTGTTCTTGCCTGGTATGTGTAAAGCTTACCAAAGGCTAGAGGTTTGCCGTTTCGGTCCCAAGCGTAAAACTTTGGTCCTATCATTGCGACTGCCATGTTATTTCTCCTGATTCGCTTCTCGTTTGGCCTTCTGCAAAGCCTGATTAGCTTGGTTATAGTACGTTTCAAATGCTTTATTGCGAGCAAGCCATAGCTTATCCATCTGCTCGCGCTTTTCTTTACCAGACAAATTTTTGTCATATTTAATTTTTAGCTCGGCGGTTTTTATTCCCTCTTTACCATACATTAGTTTAATTAACTGATTCATAGAATCATTGAGGCCAAAAAGAACCTCTTTCTCTTTTCCAGATAGGCCATAAAAATTATCATCTTTAAACTTACCAGTACCGCCTTGACCTTTAATTTGTCGGCGAACATCTACGGTTTGCTTGAAGGTTGACACTATTTTATCAGACTGTTCTTTTAGGTTGAAAAACTTCTCCATATTAGCAGTGGTCGGGCGAACATCAGGAGTTAAGAAGCGGCGCAAGAATACATTTTCTGACAACTTACGATCTGGCTTTTCTCCAAACTTCGACTCATCCCAAAGAAGGTGATCGGTTCCAGCCATTAGGTAGCCACCAAGATAACCAGTGTAAGCCTTAAACATATGCTCAGCCTTAATAGGGCTTACGCCTAAAGCCTCACCCATACGAACAAAGGTTTCACTTGTATTTGAGGTGTACTGTTCAGGCGCTTCAACATCAGAAAGAGATTGCGGAACAACTGGCGCACCTGTCCACTTCTCATTGCGAACAAGATCCCACCATCCCGTCATCATAGCCGGAGTTCCATCAATTCCGTACATTTGAGTTAAGGTCCATAGCATACCGTCAGCGAACTCTTTCCCTTTGTCGTCCTCTACATACTTTGCAAATAGTTCAGGCATCGTTGCATACACAAAACCAACATCATAAGGGCGAGGAATTTTAACGAACTGACCGTCACCGATTTTAATATGCCAGTTAGTTCTTTTTTCGTAATCCGGTATTGCTTTGTAATCTTCGTCATCTTTATTCACCAAATAAAGGATCAGAGTCGGCACCGTGATACCAAGAAACGCCTTCATAGCCATAGCTGCAGGGTTTCCGTCATAACGCTTGCTTACTGCCGCTTCTCTAAATACACGATCCTGTGATTGAACCATCGCGTTTAGGAACGGAACTGTGCGAATGTAGCCAGTCAGGAACCTGTTAGCACCAAGAACACTAAAGTCAGTTGAGATCTCTCTCGCATCAAAACCAGCGTCCATATCAGACTTCATATTTTTCTTGGCAAGTCTGTATTCACCAATACGAGTACCGTACTCAAAAGCACTCGCTAAGTTATCAATACTGCTTAGTAATCTTTCCGGGCCGGTCATAACGCCGAACTCATCAAGCTTAACTCTTCGTCTTGCCTGGCTATCACGAGTTGCACCCTCAAGGCGGCTTGAGTGACCACCACCGGAGCGAATGAAGTCCTGGTAATACTTGTCTTTAGCTAAAAACGAATACATTCCCTGGAACGAACTGATAAAAGGCTTGAAGTTGTTCTTGCTAAGGAATGTCGCGCCAACCGTATCACGCACCAGGTTAGCCCCGGTGAACTCAATTCCTAGCGTAATGGTACGGGTAAAGAAGTTTTTAACCCCGAACATCACATTCATAAATGAACTGTAGCTTTCAGGGTTCATTGACATAAGCATTTCTTGAAGTAGCGGATCTTGCACTTCGTAATATTTAGGCTTGCCATTGATGATCACTGAATCAACGATATTACCCGACTCATTAACGCGAGGCGCAACACCGTGTTGCCAGAAGGTAAGCAGTTCTTTACTAGCTAAATCAAGATCACCCTCTATCTCAATCCCGTTAGCCTCAAGTACCTTACTTATCTTGGCTTGCATTTCATCGGCGTAAACCTGAACAGGCTTAGAGTCCGGCGCTATTCTTGTCGCAAAAATTGCCCCGTCCTTATGCCCTGAAATGTATTGATAAAGTCGCTGCTTAGCTCGGTTGTTTAATGCTGATCGGACGTTTGCCGTTATGCCGTCTTGAATATTTACCAAAATATCATTCAGGTTAGCGGTACCACCTTTCAGCTTTTGGAAGCCGGCACTAGCCGCACCTTTACCACCAGCAAGCTGATCACGGATACGGTTGAAAGGTACATAGTCCTTGTTCATTGACTGCATTGTTTTACGGCCTTCAGGCGTAACCATTCCAGCCTCTTCGTAAAAGTCCATCATGCGATCATTAAACTGTTGATATTCTTTCTGGATAGATTCAAACACCGGGTAGTCTTTACCAAGGCGAGCCCATTCCTTAGCTGTTTCTTTAGGGATTAGATTTTCACGCTTCTGGCGGTGAAGTTCTAACGCTCGGCGGCCAGCAAAGTAACGCATTAGCAAGTCAATCTTCTGATCTCCTTCATGCTCAGGCTTCAGCTTGATTGTTTTAACTGGCTCCATTACTTCATGTAAGCTTTTACCGCTACGCTTCAGATCGCCTTTATCGTCAAACTGAACGGTTCCATAGTTGAGAATGTAATCAGAAATACCTTCCGCACCACCATTAGCAATTCTAAATTGCTTCCAGGCTGACTCTTCAACGGTGCCAATTTTACGGGTTAGCTCTTGCTCAACCTTTCTAGCTGCGTGGAAGCGGTCAATAACTTGCTGACGAATACGCGAATCACGGCGATAAGCCCACTCGTTAAAGCGCTGTTTAAATGAAACGTCCTGACCAATTAACGCTTGGCCTAACTTATCAGGACCCTGGAAGTAGAACTTGTGCATTAGGTCCTGCATATCACGCATAGGATTAAGCAGTTTACGATCACGCGCTAACTCATTGGTAAACGCATCGTAGAACTTAGGCGCTCTCAATTGCGCTTCATTGGCATTCGTTAACCATAGACGCACAAACTCAGCGAACCCTTCAATTTTTTCAATCTTCGGATCAGCATCGGTATAGCTAAGCGCTGCCACTTCACTAGAATATTTCGGATCTTTATAAAGCTTCTGGAAGTTAGGCAAAGTGATATTTGAATACACATCAAGGTAGTGGGCCATTTCATGCGCCAATACTTCAACGTCATTCTTGCGGCGCGTTCTGATCTCACCAACGTTAGGACGATAGAAACCTTCAGCAGACTTACCTTTGATTTTTCCAAAGTAAATGCGGCGGCCAGTTATCTTAATCAGCTTACTCATGATCGGCTCAATTCGTTGAGGCGCATCAGGTATCTTTAACTTGCGACCTTCAATGGTTACAAAGTCACGGCGCTCAGGTATCCCGGTTGAACGGAACATGCCAATGAAGTTATGACCAGGCGCATGAAACACACGTTCACCATCTTTCGGTGTAGGTGAAACTTTGCTGTCATCCTTTTTGTAGTTAAGCGTGTTAGTGTCGTTTTTCTCAATCGTCACCATTACAGTGTTAACTCCAGTAGAACGCTCTGAACCTTTAAAGCTTCCCTCTGGTAAGTCTTCAATGTAACTGCCGGCATCATCAAGCCATTCACGGAACTCAACCGCCTTCTTACGAGAGTTCTTCACACCAGCCCCCATGATAGCCACAAGTTTTCCACCAGGCTTTAACAGGTCATAAGCATGTTTTACATGGTCAATATCCTGGAAGTTTTCAAAAGGTGGGTTCATCACAATGCGGTCATACTGCTTGCCGGAGTATTCAAGGAAGTCATTGCCAACAACGTTATAGCCTTTTACCTCAAGCAATGAAGCAAGTGACGTATTGTATTCAACAACATCAAGCGAGGCATCCGGCGCGGAAATCATGATCTGATCTGCAATGTTACCTTTACCAGCGGAAGGCTCTAAAACCTCATGCCCTGGTTTAATGTCTGCATAGTCAATCATCTGATCAACTAATGGCGTAGGAGTAGGAAAGAAGCCTTCAATCTTCTTTCCAACTAAATCACGCTCAAGCTTTTTAACTGGGTCCTCTTGTCGCTTAGCAACTCGAAGAGAATCAAGCTCACGAATAGCGGCGCGTAACTGCTCACCAGTAGATATACCCAACTTGCCTAATCGGTTTAATGTTGCGACCTGATCCGGTAGCCAGCTAAGAGAATAAGCTTCAAGCAATCCGGCTTTATTGGCTGCCATGATCTTGTCACCTTGCTCTTTCGTAAGCTTACGAAGTGAATCACGCTTACCTTTTGGCAACTTGCGAAGCTCAGCAGATAGGCGAGCATAACCGCGCTTACCTTTTAAGGTATCGGCTACACGTTCAATGATTCCGCTATCAAGCTCGATACCAGGAAAATCAACAAGGTTAATGTAGTCGTCAACCGTTACACCCTCTTTTAGTGGTCGGCTAATTGAGTAACCATCAAACGAACCTTGCTCATACAGTTCATTAGGTATTGCACGTTTCTGAATGGTGATCAGCTCTTCAAGCTGTGTAACCTGGCTCATTTTTCCAAGGTGTTTAAGCTCACCTTCCTGAAGCTTGACGGCGATATTGCGAACTGTCTTAGCTAAAGCGAGTTGCTTCTCAGCTCTCTCAGTGGCGTTAGCAGCCATTGAGGCGCGTCTTGCTGTGTTAGCTTGTCTTGGTCGGTTAATCTCTTCTGTGGCCTTGGCTTCCATTTTTTCAGCCATATTTAGAAGCTTGTCAGCATTCTTTGACTGCTTCACTTCAGCTTTAGCTTCTGCAAAGTCGCTTTTATCCACATCTTTGCCAGATAGTAACTGTTCAAACTGATCAGCCGCCTCAACCGTTTTGAATTGAAAGCCTGGTATCGCATCACCTTTTGAGTAAGAAGAGTAATAGCCGCCTAACTGCTTAGCCTTTCCGCTTAACTCTCTGAACTGCTCTTTAGGTACACGACCAACCATTTTAACCACAAATAGATCAGCACCCGTTTTGGTGTGCTTGGTTTGGGCTCGCTCAGTGGTTACGGCTTCAGTTTCAGCCTTGACAACTTCAGGCTTAACTTCTGCCATTGATTCAGCAACAAGCTCGTCATAAGCGGCCAGTTGTTCAGGGCTCATTTTGTCTTTACCGCGAACACGGATGAACTCTTTAAACTCTGGCAAGGTTTCAGGGTTAGATAGTGATTTAACAAACTCATCTTTACGCTGCTTCATTTGAGCGCGGTATTCACGTTGCTTCTCGTAAGCTGCATCTACATCGGCTTGAGTCTGCTTGTTAATCTTCTCCATCATTTGTTGTTCGTAGGTTTTAGAACCGCCAAATATGGTAAACGTAGCATCACCCATAACGTGAGCCGCAAGCATTGACTCATACGCACTCTTAACCATTTGAGGCTTTTTAAGGTCGGAGCGCGGCGAGTGAGTTATCTCTTGAAGCATTGCCTTGGTGAACTTGCGATCACTCATCTTGGCAATGATAGCGTCTTTGTTTTTAACCAGACTTTCAGCATCGGCTTTAATTTCGGCAACAGTAGCGGTTTGATTGGCTACCGATTCCATGAAAGAACGATAAGCTTTTGCTGGCTCAGTGGCGTAGTCTGCTTTAGGCGTTGGCACTTTATCAGCATCAGTTAAGCCTTTACCTTTCTTCTTGCTAACAGCTTCGACAACTTCAGACATTGGTTTGGTTGGCTTTTTAACTGGCTCCGGCTTATCAGCTTTAACGATAGAACCAAAGTCATGCCATACGCCTTTAATCTTTGCTTGCTGCTTGGATTGAGAAATGCCCTCAATTTCACCACCATCAAAGAATGTGCCTTTGCTATCACTCTTTATTGCCTTGGCATAATCGCCGCGAGTGAATGACTGTTCAGCCGGACCGCCTTCACTATCTTTAGCGTTCCAGTTGGTAAAGGTGTCTTTCTCTTTAGGTGAAGGTTGCGCCGCTGGCTCTGGTTTTGGCGCTTTAGCTTCTTCCGTGATCGCTGGCTTCTCATCAGTTACCGCCTTTTCAGGTTGAGATTTAAGCTCTTGGGTTAACTTAGGGTTAGTGTGCCAGTTTTGCCAATCACGTTTTTGCTCTTTCAGTTCAGCAATACGGGCCTTGATTGCTTCAGGGTTTTTAACGTCAACGCCTTCTTTAGCGGCTAACTCTGGTTGCTTAGCTGCGCCCTGTACCGCCGACAAAGTTTTTTGAATTTCGCTTTGCTTTTTAACTGCTGCTTTCGCCAGGTTTTCAGCTTCAACCATAGCAGAGTCATCAAACCCAAACAGATCACCGCTTTGCTGTGCGGTTTCGTCTGTCATAGTCTTAACGGCTTTCACCATGTTTTCAGCAACGGCAATAGTTTTACCTTCTTGAATGGCCTTAATGCCAACAGCTTGAAGCTTTTCATTGCGTGGTGCCGCCTCTGCTATTCGAGTTGCGGCCTCATCGGTTAGCTGATCGTTTCGGTGGCTGGTAATGAGCGCATCACTTCCTTCAGTTGCGATTGTGAAAGCCCGTTTGCCCGTCTGCCTTGCCAATATTCCTTGTGACTCTGCTTCTTGTTTTCTTGGCTTTGTTGCTTTGATGAAATCGACATAATCTTTTACCTTACCTTGACCTTCACGGATGTTAAGCATCGCATCAAGCACAGCCGCCTGATCTGCTCCGAAACCTTCAGACTCATAATGATATTGAGCCGGGATTGTTTTTTCTCCACTGCGTTCAGCTAAGTCTAAACGATGGCGACCGCTGATCACCTCTTTGCGGCCATCTTCACGGACCCAAATTTGAATAGGAGCAACGCCAGTTCTTTCAAACTTACCGCCCAGTGGTTCAACAACGCCTTTAACGTTAGCCCCCTCTTTAAATTGAGGAACGTCTTCACTAATGGTTATTTCTTCAATCGGTGCTTCAACAACTTCCTTGCCAACGATTTGCTGCTTAACTGGCTTTTCTTCAGGAAGCTCAAGCGCAACAGGTTCTTGCTCAGTAGTTTGAGCCTTATCAATTTCAAACTCTTGCTTTTCAACTGGTTTTACTTGCTCAGGTTTAGCCTGTGGTTCTTTTTCTTTAAGCTCTTGTTTTTGTTGTGGTTTTTGCTCTTGTTGAATTTGGGCTTGCTCAGGTGATAGAGCTTTAATGGCTGCCTGCTCAGCATCAGGAAGTGAAACATCAAACTCGCTTTCGATTTGGGTTTCGATAAGTTTTTCTTGATCTCGCTTATTCATGCGATCTGCTACTGGCCCAGTTGCCAGTGACATAGTAGTACCAGCACCAGCGCCAATGATAGCGCCTTCAACCATTCGATCTAATGCTTCGGCCAGTGTCATGTCTGGCTTAATGTAACCTTTATCTATACCAGCTTGTAGCGCTTGAGTGACAGCCTCCTGACCTCCTTCAGTAACACCAGCTTTTGCTAGGTCTGTTAAAACCTTTCCGGTAGGCTTGAGCAAAGTCATAACCGGAATGGCTGAAGGGATAGCTTCAGCGGCGGCAATAAGTGTTGAATATTTATCAGCTTCTTGAGGAGTTAAACCCTCAAGACGGCCAGACTCATAAGCACCACCCTTTGCTTGAGCGAGCATTAAGCCAAGACCAATATCAGGACGGCGACCAACTAAAGAAACTCCCAAAGTTGGAAGCATATTAATAACAGATCCGGTAATCGCTTCTGAGTAGTAACCAGGCGAACCCTTTTCAAACTCACTCGGCTTCATTTCCGCCCTGGTTTCTTGGCTGATCTTTTTACCCTTATCAGCCAGCCAGGTTGAAAGCGGTTTGTTCGCTCTGGCGAAATTGACATAGTTATCATAGTCACCCTTAAACATTCGCATACCAAAGGAATCTTTCTCTTGCTCAAACTGCTCTGGCGTCATTACCTCACCTTGCTGAAGCATACCAGCAACTTGAAGCTTTGCTTGTGGAAGTGCGCCTTCAAATCCTGAAACAATACCGCCTCCTATTTCAGAAAGCTTAGAGCTCACAAGCTCTAACATGCTTTGCTCTTCAGGAACCTTCATTGCGGTGCCAGTGAATCCGTCAATATCTTTCTGCTTTGGTTGTGGCTGTAGATTTGAGGTGATAAATCCAGAACCACCAACAGGTTGCGTTAATGGTTCTTGCTCTTGAATTGGGTTGGTTGCCACTGGTTCAATCGGTGTGGCCTGGAAACCTATCTTTTGATTAAACTGCTCGATTGGTATATCTGAATAGTATTTATTGTGAAGCGCAGTGACCAACTGATCATCTGGCATATCGTCATAGGCTGGATTTTCTGCTCTAAACTTTGCAATGAACTCGCTCACGGCGGCTCTCCTGTATCAAAGCCCTAATTAAAGGGCTTGTTTATCATCTTAGGCCCAACGGGTCGTTATTATCAACTGTACTACCAGCATCAGGAACTTCAAGCCCAAACATTTGAGCTGCTTGTTTAACTGCTTGTGAACGGGTAACACCACCTTCACGGAAAATCTTAGTTGCTTCGGTAGCAATACCCTGGACCTTATTTCTAACAGTGGGATCAAGGTTAGTAATATTGCCAGCCTGATCAAATAGACCACCAAGCAATTCAACTGACTGGCGATACATTAAGCTTTCATCAGCCGACTTAACGCCACCACCATCTGAACCAGTGCCGGAAGTTTTAACTGGGCGAGTTTTGCGCTCAACTTCACGACCAGCCTTATACACAACATCTTCGCCACCGACCTGAATAGCTTTAGGGTTTTCAAGAAGCTTATCCATTGCCATTGCTTTAGATAGTGAAAGCTCCATGAATTGAGGATCGTATTGCTCTGGTAGCTTTGATTGTACTTCAGGAGATACACCTTGGTACATTAGCTGATAACGGCGAGCTTGTTCTTCAGGTGTCTTACCTTGAAGCACATACCCAGCAAGTTGGCCCATTTCATCAACTGATCTCTGAGTAGCTTCAAGCTTGCGATCATCCATCTTGGTTACAGCATCAATAAATGAAGCGCCACCTTCAGGATCCAATGCTAACAATTGCTGTTGAGCCCCAACGTCACCACCAACCGCTTTTTGACGCAATCCAGTAAGCATATTTTTGCGCTCTAATGCTGCCGCTTCTTTTGCTGGTCGCTCTGCAATTTCTCTCTCAGTCTCATCAAGCTGAAGTTGAGATAATCGGTTTTGAGTGCGAGCACCTTTAACCGCTTCAGTGGTTCTGTAAAGCGAACCAAGATCTATACCATATTGATTAGCTGCCATGTTGTTACCCCAGTGCCTTATAAGTTAGCCAGTTTTGCGCCGCTTGGTTGCCTGCTTGAGCCATTCCTTGATAAGCACCAGCGCGAGCCTGACCTTGTGCGTATTGAGACTGAGCCTGAGCGTTACCAAGATTGGAAAGGATGTTTCCGCTTGTGTTTGCAAGGTTGCTTGTAGCCTGAGCTTGCCCTGCTGCTGAAGCTTGACCGCCAGAAGATAACCCAGAAAGCATATTGTATTGCTTAGATCTTCGGTCTGCCTCTTTTGCGTACTGATCTGAATATCGAGCATAAGCATTTGAATACTCTTGACTACCCATCCCTTGACCGTAATCAACCAACGCTTTAGATTGAGCCCCACTTTGTAATCGTCCTCTTGCTGCCGCCGATTTATCAAGAGCTTCAACACCCTGATCCATTCTGAATTGATAACCAGGATCGCTTTCTAAATCAATTTGTGACGGGTCAAATTTTTCCGGCAAAAACTCACCAGACTGAACACCTTCCCACATCTGATTTAGCGCCTGCTCACCAATGTCACGCCAGGGAGCAAAGTCTTCACGCTGCTGGTTTGCAAGTTCGCGCTGAAGGGCTACGTTTTCATCTGCAATAGCCTCTTGTGATGCCGCCGCGCTTTTAGCTGCTTTTTCTTGTGACTTACCAGACTGATAAGCAGATACACCACCAACTACCGCGCTACCAACTACCGCCGCCGCTACTACTGACATAACTCCCCCTTAGCTATCATAGCTTTCGCACATTCAGTTAATACCGCTTCATCATGCGCCATTTGCTTCATTGCATTTTCAAGGGCGATATTAAACCCTTCTAGCTCTTCAAATGATCCGCAAGTTAGAAACTCATACATTTCTTCAGGGTTACGCTCTTCGGCACAATGGAAAGTGATCCAGTGTGTATCTTCGTGCGCGTACCCTGCTCGCTTCTTCCCTGCTTTACCTTCCATAATATTCAAACCAGTTAAGCGCTTAACTTCTCCTGTATCGGTTGAAACGGAAATGTCACCACTAAGCATAATATCGAAGTGATCAAACTTATGGATGCGACCAGTTAGCAGCGTACCTTTTGGAATAGTGATTTCACGCGCATAGATGCCACCATTGAAGCGGTGGTTAACATCAATTGGGACCTGCTCCTCTTGAAGCATTGCCAACTCAAGAGCGTTAATCTTTTCGCGCCGTTCAGCAACATCGACAGACGATACCGCCTCTACAATGGCGAGAGATTTAGACTCTTCAAGCTTTGTGTTTGTTTCTTCCATAAGTCTACCTTACTAAGTTGTCATTTGGCCGGAGGTCTTACTCTCTGCCAATAAGTTATTAAGAACCGCAATGGCATCATTAAGATCTGAGGCCAGTTGATTTATTGCTGCTTTATTTTCATTGGTCAAATCGGTTACTGATTGCGTATAAGCCTGGTCGTAAGCCGCCGGAGCTGTGCCGATGTCAGGAGTAGTAATATCAACCGCTGTATCTACTGCGTCAGCTATTGATGCCATTCTAGCAACAAGCCCAACAGTAGACTCAGTGGCCGTATCATTGAAACCAACTATATCACCATTCGAGTTATGGGCCTGGCTTGCGTTTATGTGAGCGTCAAGACTATTGGAAAGCAGCACTATTGCTTGAGCGTTTGCTTCTATGTTTGTTGCGTTCTCTGCTATTGCCAAAGCATTTTGAACAATAGCCTCTGAGTTAGTAGCTATATCTTCAGCGTTCTGAGCAATAGCTAATGCGTTTTCTTCAATCGCTTCTTTGTTGGCTGCAATGGCAATAATGTTAGCTTCAACCGCAGCGATAAGATCGTCAATATCTTCAATGTTATCGTCAATAGCGTTACCGCCCTTATAGGCAACTCGACGATAAAGATCTCGAAACCAAACCGACCAGGCGCGATTCATTAGCCCGTTCTGGTCAATAAGCTTGACCTGAAGAGGCGGTTTTGAAACTAAGTTTTCAGCGTTACTATCTGCCATTATCGAACCTCAACCCAAGCGCCACCTATATCAATCGGTATAGGATCAGATATTTCAACCTTAAATGTGAACTGCCTAGCAGCACCAAAGCGGTTAACCTTGGCTCTTGTTTGGTATTCTCCAACCTTGCCAATGCGCCCACGTTTAAAGCTTTCGCTGTAAGTTTTCCCTGAATCCTTTGAGAAATAAACTCGAAGCTCAGGATCGTTACCTTGGCCGCGAATAAGGCCAACACCAGTACCCATATCGAACTCTAGGCTATCTACCGTTAAGAACTCTCGCCCATTGTTTAACGTTGGAAGAACGAACTCACGAACAACTGGCTCACCGTCATCAGTGTAGAAGTTCCCGGCCATTTGATAAATGCGGCCATTCTGGAAATCTCCAACCAATGTCTTTGAATCAAAGAATATCGCATTATTCGATTGATGCCGACCAAACTGATAAGACTGGCGAACGTGCCACGCCCCGGTAGAAATGTCATAGCACCAAGTTAAATCTCTAGCTGGAATTGTAAGCACATAAAACAAATGCCCTTCATCTTGATATGTGTACGCAAAGGCATCTTCAAGACTTATTCCTTTTAGCGTTTTCTCAACGGCATGGTTACTTATTCTTATTGGTGTGTATCCGGTCATTTGATAAACCATCAAATCAGAGCCAATAAAGTAAACAGTATTGTTTTGCTTGGCTACTGAGTACCTAGCGCCACAGCCTTTCTCAACAAATGCGCCTTGGTTTCTTTCAAAAGGAAAATCAGAAGCGCCGGAGTTATACCATACCTCAATGGTTTCAGTGCCAAATAAAAATATTTCCCGGTGATCACTAAGTACAGTAACCAAAGGATCGGGCTGGCCTTCAGCCGTTGCAAAATCTAAAGGATCGAATGCAACATCAAGAAGCTCAGATATAAAAAATTGTCCTGTTCCATTCCTGTTAAAAAGAAAGTAACCATCCTGGTATGTGACACTTGAAGCAGGATAAAAACCATCAGCAGTAATTTGATTGACTTCATTTAGATTTGAGTCGTAGTAATAACCTTTAATACCATCGACAACGACAACTTGAATGCCGTTATCTTCCATCGAAACGCGACCTTTTAAGTCAACGTCACCAAGCTCAACATAAGAGCCATTTTTAAATACCTCATACATTTTTGAAGGTGTTACAGCAAAAACCCTTCCTTTGTTGTTATGAAGGCCAAGCACTGGGAATGTAGGAAGCTCGCAAAAGAATGCGAGCCCTGGTGTATTGATTAGGTTAAAAGGATATTTACCACCAGTTGAAGCGCGAGGGTACACGTTAACAAGTAACTCATTACCTGAAATGTCTTGCTCAGAAGTGTTAGCCGCAAGCGGTATCTCTCTTTGCATGTTATGGCCCCTGCTCAATAATATAAGTACCGATACCCTTACGCTGAGTTGCAACTGCTCGATCCATTCCAAGAACAAGATCGCGATAGTTATTACGTTTCAACCACTTCTTACCTTCAACCGCATGTGTAGCAACGGCGGCACTTGGTTGCTTGCCCCATTCATCAGCAAGATCAAGGCAAAGATTATAGATAAGCGCTCGCTCGTAACCTGGTGGAAGGTTGATAACCTCAGTCAAACAGGCAGCAGGAAGTATTTCGCTTAATGGTTGGATAACTTCAAGGTGAAGCGTTTCTGAAGAGTACGGGACCGATTCAAATAGAATGGTATTCAACGGCCAACCTTCACGAACATAGAAGCGTGAAGGGCGTGAAGCGTTAGTTTTACGGCTAATTCGTGAGAAGGTCTTAACGTCAATGACCTCTTGAATATAGTCAGTGTCGTACTGGTCACGAATAAAAGCGGCCAGTATCTTTTCTGGCCTAGCGGTTTGAATGTGATTTTGCGGCACCTCAACTTGCTCTTGATAACCGCATGAGCATGATGAGTTACAGCAGCATTGCGAAGATGTTGAGCTGCTTTCTGGGTATATCCCTATAGTGTATTCAGAAACATCATTAGTAAGCTGGAAGGTGACAACGTTCACCACCGGAATAAGTAACGTTTCATTGGTCCAGGCATCGACCATTTGAGCAAACACCTGAAGAGCGTCATCACCTTCATTAGCTGGAAGCGCTTCTCCTGCCGCCAAAACGCCTATTTTTCTCATTGACGATCTAATTATATCGCCGACAGTAGTAGCCATTTTTAGACTCCATGATTCTTATGAAAGCCGTATTTTAACTCGGCATCTTTTCTTGCTTTGGTTGCTTTCTTAATGCAATTATAGCAACCAAGATTTATTTTCTTTCCGTTAACCTTTATGTGGCACTGCCACTTAGACCTATCTTTTCTCCAACTAACACCAACAACGCCACTTGTATTGTTTGAAGGCTTTGAAGTGTTTCTTCCGTTCTCTTTGTGAGAAACAGATCTTAGGTTCTTAAATCGGTTATCAGTCTTTATGTGGTTGATATGATCTATCTCGTCATCAGGCATTTGACCAGTGACGTACAACCAAGCCAGTCTATGTGCTAAAAACTTACCATAAGGCTGAATTGATATGTAAATGTACCCATCACTATTTGAAACATACCCAACTTCAAGACCTTTCTTCCAATTACCATTATGACCAACCGCCTTAGCTCTTGTGAAAACTCCAGTTTTCTTGTTGTATACCAATCGCTCTTTCAGCTGATCTTGTGTTAAACTTTTCCTTGTCATGTTGTTACCTCACTTAACGATATGACTAAGGCGCTAACCCGGCAAGGTTCAGCGCCTTTTTCTTTATTCTGCGTTCATTGCCGCTTTGATTTTCTCGATCAGAGTGTCTTCTTTCATGTTCTCACGAAGACCTAAGCTATAAAGCGTATTACCAAGAACAACATGCTCAGCTTTAGTTAGTGATTCAGGGTTTTCTTCAAACTGAGCGTAAAGAACATCAAGATCATGCTCACCTTCTTGACCTTCAGCTTGCTTTGACTCTTTAAGCCCACGGCGCTCAGCTTCAGCAATAAGATCTTCATCAGAGAAGTTTTCAATATCCATTGCTACTTCAGCCATTTTTACAGCTTCAGCTTTAAGCTGCTCAGGAGTTAGCACAATAAAGCCGTAAGACTCCAATAACTTCTTCAAGTCTTCAGGGTGTGCTTCAGAAGCTTGCTCAACGGTAACACCTGTTTTCATTTCTTGAGGCAAATCAAGTTTAGCCGGAGTTGTCACCCAACCATCTTCAAGCATTTGCTTGTACTTGTCCGACTCTTTGCCGCCAGGGAATTTAAACATTTCGCCTTTTGGCACTTCTTTGCTGAATAGGTAAATAGGAACTAATTGTGTATTTGGCATTTTAATTATCTCACTTAACTGATTGGAAAAAGCCCGGCGAACCGGGCGATTAATTTACTTGAAAGGTTTAGCCTGAAGTCGCACCCCATAAGCGTAGCGCTAACTCTGGATAAATCATATCAGCGCCCCATACCGCATCAATACGGTGAATTTCTGTTTGCTCGTTAATATCGTAAGCACCAGTTAGAGTGAGCGATAGACCAGTTTCAGGATCAGCAGCGCGAGACTTGATAACCGCTGACTGTGGCAATTCAAGGTCAATCATTGCTAAAGCGATAGCATCACGGTGGAACAAGTAGTTTTGCTCGTAAGTAGCGCCAGCAGTGCCGAGAACTGTCATTGGTGCGTTTTCAGCAGGCAATGCAGTTACATTTTGGTAGGCTCCAAGGCTGATTGTTTGACCTTCAGGGTTAGTAGTTGTTGCTGTACCATCGTTAAGAGCCGGGGAAATATTAATAGTCGCCGCGCCAGCTCCATCAGTATCAACGTCAGCAGTAACAACGAACTCTTGAAGCAAGCCAGTCGTTTCATAGTTCTGAGGGTTAACACCAAACACGCCGTCAAAGGTGATAACGTCACCAGCTTTCAAGAAACCAGTTGTCGAGGCTGTGCCGCCAGTGATAGTAACTGTACTGCCGTTAGTGATACCAGCTCCAGCCAAAGGAGTACCGCCGTGATTACCAACTGTATGCTTAGGTAAGTTCTGAGACTCGTAAGTGTCATAGTTAGCAACTGGACCTTTGTAGCCTTTCTTGTATGCAGTCTCCACCATTGACTCTTTGAACAGCTTGGTAACTTCATCAGATAGAGTTGCACAAGTGAACGGATCAATAACAGCGTGACGCATGCCATCATCAGGCACAGCATAAGTTGTTTGCTTAGCGGCTGCCGTTGCAAAGTCGATATATTTACCAGGACGAACGCCAGGAGTACCAGAAGAGTGGAATGCTTTCTTCAGTGTCATAGTTAGAGATCGGTCAATCTTGTTCGCAATCTGCACCATGCCTGATTTCAGATAGCGCTCTGAGAACTGCATAATATCAAGCGTTTTATCTTTAACAGTGTACTCAAGACCAACGTGTTCTTGGTAGTCAATCTTAAACGGGATTGTCTGATCAACCATTGGTTGCTTAACCAAAGTACGACCAGAAGCGGATTTGACACGGTAAGGAAGTTTCAAGCGAATCGTATCGCCAACTTTACCAAATGTTTTTTCATAGTTACGGTAAACGCATTTAGCCATTACCAGGTTGTTTTTCAGTAGTCGCAACGCTTCCTTAGCGATTACGTCATCTGTAAGTAGGTTGTTATTTTGAACATCCATGATGTTTCTCCTAAATTACCAAGATTGGCGCTTATGTTCTTTCTTATTCATGTGGGCTTCGTATTCGGCAAAAGTCATTTCACTAGGTGCTTTCTCTTGCGCATCACTACCACCAACAGGACTAATGGGATCAGGCGCGTTAGTTGTTTTTGTCGGTTTCGGCGGTTTGCTCGTCACCGTCAGATCAAGTTTTGCGATTGCTCGCATTTGCTGAGCTGGCGAACCAGAAGCAATATCGGCAGCAAGATCTTTATTCTGGCCTAAATGATACATAACCTTAGCCGGATCTTCACATTCAGCCAGAGCTTCAAGCATTTCACCAGTAACGGGAACTTCAGGATTAAGCGCGACCGCTTCAAAGTCTTCCGGCTTATCTGCACTATCAACCGATTCCTTAATCACGGCCATTGCCGTTTTTTGGCTGTCAGTCAATTCGCCTGGTTGTTCTTTCTCATCCTGTTTAGGTTCAGTCTTTTTCTCTTCAGCTTTTGGCTGCTTATTATCGTAAGCGTCCAAAGCATCAAGGTACTCGTCATAAGTTTCAAAGTCATCCTCTACAGGTTCCTTTTCTGACTTATCAGACTGTTTACCACTTTCAAGTTCATCAATACGGCGCTGAAGGGCCTCTTTTTCACGGCGCTCCTGCTCTCGTTCTCTTACTACCTGGTCGATACGTTTTTGAACACGGTTAGGCTTCTTGCCTTTGTCGTGATCGGCGGCGGTATCTTTGCCGGAATCATCTTGCTCTTCTGCTTTGGGCTCTTCCGCTTCACCTTTCGGCTCTTGCTCTTCATCACCTACAGTAGCATCAGTTTCAGAATTGGCCTGTTCTTCTTGCTGTTGCTCTTCCTGTGGTTCAGTTTGAACTTCAGGCATATCGCTCGATGTTGTGACAAAACCTGCTGTTTCGTCTTGGTTGTTTTCTACATTCATGGCGTTCCCTATGAAACGAATTAAAAAGCCCAGTGATAGGCCACTGGTAGCCATAAACTAATGATAAGCTTAATTTAGTAAAAAGTCACTCGTTAAGCCTTGACATTTTGATTGTTTGCCATTAACTCAGCCAATGCTTCAGCTACTAACTCACGAACCTGTTGATAAGCTTCGCCTTGTCCGTTTTGAATAGCTTGAAGCTGTTGCTGCGCTTCAGCGGTTTCAAGCTGGGCCTGAACAAGATCGGCCTGTGCTTTGGCAATTGTAGCGGCAGACTTCTCGTTATTAGCTTGAGCCGTTACCGATTTAGCTTCAGCTTCCTGGCTTCTTACTTCAAGCTCCTTCATTTGAATCTGTTGCTCTGGCGTTGGCTCTTGCTGCTCTGGCATATCTTCAGCAAGCTTCTCGCGCTCTTCAGGTGTAAGGATATTAGGCGGTACAATCTTCTTGAGTCGTTCCGCTATTACATCAGCACCAGGCCAATCCATATTTTGAGCAATAAGATCACCAAGAACACCAGCGGCAGCCGGAACAGCTTGAGCGAATTGAACCATAGACTCAGCCGCTTCTTGTCGCTGTGTTGAGTAAGCCGGGCCAGTGGTAACAACAACATCATACTTGGCAACGTTCAGATCATTGATAGTTACCCACTCGTTTGTTTGTTCATCAAGAATCTGTTCATTCAACTTAACAAAGTCCTCTGTCTCATCAGAGAACTTCAAGCGAACAACTCGCTCTGTGTCGTAAATTTGGGGAATCATTTCAACCATTATTTTACCAACACGGCGAATAGCTTTAGTCAGGTTATCAATGAAGGCAAACGAACCTCGATCGCCCTGGCGCTGTCTTGCTACGATTGCCTTGCCTGAAGTTTCATTCCCCATTGCACCAAGTGAAGCGTCATACATACCAAGAGTTGCTTTAATCTTCTCACTTGAGTTCATACCTAGCGTGATTTCAGCGGCAGGAACGGAAGCGGGCTGCTCTCGGCGTGGTCCTGGGTCGCCTTGGAACTGTGGAACATAAGTAAGAAGCGAACGGTTAACTGTGTTGGCTGTTTCCCATTGGTTTTCGTAGCCTTCAACATGACCTTCAGAACCGATAAACGGCGCTTTAGGTGCAAGAGCAACGGCTTCAGTTGCGGCGCTATCCCAATAGTTAGCCATTCGTTGAGCGTCTTTACTGTGTCGGATAATAGAGCGAAAGATAACTTTCTTCTTAATAACCAATGACTTACCCCAAACAGGAATAACCGGGATTGTTGAGCAAGGGATTTCAACCGGACCTTCAAGAACATCACAACCAGTAATCTTTCTCCAAAATACTTTGTGCGTCTTAACCTTTCTGGTGCGAACAATGCGAACACCTTTCTGAAGCAGCTCATCAACAATCGGCTCTAGCTCATCCATATACACGGCGCGGCCATCACTAAGAAGGGCAACTTCTTTTGTGACTGGCTCACGGGTAAAGTATTCGCTCACTCTAACAGTGTTATCAGCAAACCATTCACCCATATCGGCGACTGAGTCAGAGTAGACAGGTTCGCTTTTAGCATCAGGATAAGCAGCTTCAAAGGCGGCCTTCTCCATAGTGTCATCAATTAGGCACCAGTTTGAATCTGAACGATCTCGCTCTTTGGCTGCCGGGTCCATCGTTACAGCAAACTGGTTTTCAATGTGATCAATAATCAGATCTTGCTCAAAACTATCATCTGCCAGGTAATCAGAGCGAACACGTAAGTAACCCATTCCAGACTCAACCGCCGACTGAAAAGCAATATCATAGCTAGTCTCTGCATCACAGTTGTATTCAATGTTCTTAATCAAGCCAGTGAACACTTCAGCAAGGTCGTAGTTACTTTTACCTGAAGTGTTAGCAATCTGAAGATCTTCTTGCTCACCTGTTTCTGGATTGGTAACGCGAGTGACATTAGTAGCGCTAACCTTGATAGATGGGCGGTTTTGTCGCTGATCACCAAGGACCTGATCCACAAAGGTAGGCAATACGTTATTAACCAGGCAAGGACGTTGCTCAAGCTCTCGCTCAGTTCGTACTTGTGAAGGCCATTGCTCACCAGCAAGGAACTTCAGATCATCTTCAGCCGCTTCCCAGTTATCTTTCCAGTAAGTTGCACCGTCACGCGCTCGCTTTCTAGCAGTGGCAAGCAAGCCGTCATTGTCGCCTTCGTCTTTCTTAGGCTTCACTGGCTTGTCGTAAAGCTGCTCTATTTTTGATTTTGACTTAGCCATTTGCGAGTCTCCACTTCATTAGGCATTGCTCAGAACAGTATTTCCGCTTGCTCTCCTGAACGATTAGTTTTGAATTGCGCTTAACTGGAACTTTGCAGTGCTCACACTTAAACTTAACTTTCTTCATGGTTTCCTTCCCCGATAAACTTATTAATTTCTTGCTTCAGCTCGAGCATAGTATTAACAAACACCGATTTACTACGGTATCCGTCCCAAACTCTATACTCAGTAGCCAGGTTGTAAATATTCCATCCCACACGCTGAAAACACACATCAGCTATTTCGCCGTAACTTCTCATTATGAGCCTAGCCAGCCGCCAGAAGTAACTCGTTGCGGTCTTCGCTTAGGCTTCTCGCGTTGAACCTCGTCTTTGTAGTGAAGCCCCATTTGCTGAATTGCATCAGTGAAGTTAGTCGCCCACTTAGGGCCAGTAGTATCTTTAAACACTTCATTGTCATGGTCCCACTCGCGGCGCAATGCCTTGACACCTTTCCAGCCTGTTTTCTTAGCCTGATCACCAGTTGCTCCGGTTGAATCTGTATCACATCGCTTGCTATCAATCCAAATGCGAGGGAATAGCTTCTTCAGTGCATTGATTGACTCGCGCTTGCTCTTGCATCGTTCAACCAACTTGAACTTAATACCCATTCGCTTAGCGGTATCAAGTCGGCTCTCCCTGGTCATTAGGTCACGAACGGAAATATCATGCGGTGCAAGGTGTTCTTTGTATCGAATCCCGTACTTATCAGCGAAGTCGTGAAGCCAGTTAATGTAATGCTCCATGCCTTCATCACGATTAGCATAACAGGCAATCATTCGTAACTCTTTGCGGTGTGGCTGCATAAGCCACAGAACCATGTCGTCATTGATGCCAAGATCCCAATAGGTATAAACGGGTAGCGCCTTCTCGATAGGGATATTGCACAAGCGACCTTCTTCAATAAGTAGCTCAATCTCTTTCTTGTAAACAACACCTTCTTGAAGTGCGTCATCAGGGTTCTGTTGGTATTGAGCGCTAAACATAAAGTTATCTGCCTTTTCCATTGCCAATAATGTTTCTGTTGGCTCTTTGTCTGTCCAGTAGCTAACACGGCCAGACTTAAATCCAGTATCACGAATACAGGCCTGTTTCATTTCATCAGGTAAGGTTTCTAGGTATTCACGATCAACAATGGCCGGAACCTTAAATATTTCGTAGGTATCCGGCGTTTTGTCACTCATAAGGAAGTCGGTACTGTCACCGTTGGCTATTCGCTGCTGAACCATGATGATAGGCACGTTGTCATGTGCAAGACGGGAGCGCACAACACGGTTAAGCTTCTTGTTGGCCTTATCCATTAACTTGCCGCTGTCTGAATCTTTCGGTGGAAGCGGATCATCCAGGATAAGCGCACCAGTAAAACAGCCTTCAATCATGTAACCAGCTCGGCGGCCTGTTACCTGTCCGTTGATTGATGTTCCATATAGTCGGTGGCGGTTATTGTTCTGGTCATAGTACATCCAGTTGTGCTTTGCTTTGGTGGTTTTGGCTTGAGTCATAGGCCAAAGCTGCTGAAACTCTTCAGAGTCAATGATCTCTTTAACCCTTGTGGCGTTCTCAACAACCAAGTCATCAGAGTAAGAAAGCGGTAGCCAGCGTGAACTTCTTGGATTGCCGTCAGTGATACACTTGATAATGCACCATACAGGCCAGTGAATTGACCATATTTCTGTTTTGGTTGAGCCAGGAGCAACATTGATGATGCCGCGTTTAATTTTTCCGTAGAAAACATCTTCAGCGAGTTGGCACTCATACGTGTGGTGCCAGTTCTTTTTAAACTTCTGACCCTGGAGTAATTGGAAGAATATACGCATAAAAGCCTCAAAAGAGGCTTCACTTGCTACCTTGACGGCTATCTTCTCAGCGTCCGTCATTGTCTCCCATTGCATTATTTCGCTCATTATTCACCGTTTATGCAGTTTCCGAGATGCTCACCCCGATAATTTTTATACTTTATTCACCGATACTCACATAACTATTCACAATTTAGCCATTAGACCAGCTAAAGCGCTTGCTATCTCCGGCGCACTAACATCAGCGTTGATTGCTAATGCTTGACCGTCCTTACCTGTGATCTCCTGTTTCTTTGGAGCGTTCCAGCCTTGGAGATCAGAAAGAATCTTGATAGAGCCGTTAGCGTCATACATTTCAATCTTGGGGCCAGTCTTAGTGAAAGTAACCGACTTGATAGAAGCAGCGATAACCGGGTCAATCTCTTCAGTATTCTTCATTTCCCAAACGGTTTGCATTACTGGGTTGCCGTCAGCGTCCTCACCGACCTGTGTAAGCTTGAATGTGCAAATGTCGTGTATGGTTGCCCGAGCTGTTTTAGATAGGCGCTCAAGAGCTTCCTGCTTGGTCATAATGACATCTGAAGCGATAGAGTTGATTAAAGACTGATGGAAGGCTTTCACCTTACCATTACTTACCATTGTACTTGCTGATTTGTCTTGAGCTTGTGGTGTTTTTGATGTGCCGCCAGCATTGACATAGGCTTGACGCTGTGACATTCCAGACTTAACGAGTTCTAACACAAATCTACGCTGAAGCGGAGTAAGCTTACTAGCCAACTCCAACTGTTCAGCGCTTAGTTTAATCTGCTTGCGTTCACCCATTAATTACCCTTCTTCTTTTTGGATTTACCAGCCATTGAATAGGCAATAGCAATAGCCTGGTTCTTTGGCTTTCCGGCTTTGATTTCAGTCGCTATGTTGTCAGCGATGATGTTTTTGCTTTTACCTTTCTTCAGTGGCATGGCGATTACCTACGTGTTTGAAATGTCGATAGACACCTGAATGTCTGTAGGGTCTGCACTGTTATTAGTTAGCCGAATCAGGTAACAAGTGTTAGCCATAAACACAAAGTCATTACTAATTAACTCTTCATTCAGGTAGTAGTTATTGTTACGGAAGATTTGAGCAACGATGTTGAGAGGCACACCAGAAAGCGATTGACCATCATTTGTGATAGTTGCGCCCTTGGTTAGCATTGCGCCTGCTTTACTGTCTGCTGCTGAGTTCCGAGGAATAGCGTTTAACTCTGTCCCGGTCCCTTCAGTGAATTGAGTTCCGACAAATGGTTCCCACGTTAGCGATTCAACGTTAGCTTCAACGCTGACACCTTCGATAATTATGTTTTGGTCAGCTACACAAATAAGAATATCTTCACTAGCGCCAGCCGCCAAAGCAACAACATTGTCCAGATAGATAAACCGCTTACCTTCACGCCAGCGAGCTTCACGGATTGTTTCAATCGTTAGTGCCATTGTCTTGCTCCTTTTTCTTAGTTAGTCGAGCGCTATCAACTGACGGCTCGATAACAATTCTATTGAGGTCTGAGTTATTTTTTTTTAGCAACTGACCGATAATATAAAGGGACCTGGTGCCGTTATGGGCACAGATCCCTGTTATAGCCGCTGTTAAGAAAAAATCCATTTGGTAATACTGGCAAGTCATTGCGGCAATTATTCCAACAAAGCCACTCACGCAAGTTTCAGATAGCCAACCGAAGATAGTCGGCTTCTGTCCATTGAGTGAGGTTAGATACTTTGCAGTTCCAGCCCAAAAGCTTACGAGTAGTATCCACGCATAACCGAGTACCCCGTACTCCTGTAGGCGCTGTAAAAAACTTAAAGTATCCTGTGGCATATGTTTGTCCATAATATAGGTTTAATTGTCGCTTGACATTTACATAACTATATCACTAACAACAAATATTCACTACTTTTCACGGCTTACGCGCTTTACTTTTTCGAAGGATCGCATACCACCGAGCCCCAACATTCCAAGTAATACCGGATAAAGCAAATCGGTTTTAACTTCTGGCACCGTTAGCCAGATATCAAGGAAAGGAGCAAGGATCACGTTATACAGCAATCCAAAGCCACACACCCATCCAACGAAAGGACGCCAGCCAGCAACAAAGATAGACTTGTGAGCTGCTTCCACTTTGTTTAGGTCCACTTGAGAAACAAGAAGCTTTACTTCAGCGTTTAGCTCTTCCAGGTTTCCTTTTTGAGCCAACTCTTGAAGCTTGCGCTGTTCTTCTGCTTGCTTAACCGGGTCCGGCCAAATCTTATTGATTACAGACGTTCCTAATTCCAACGCCGCGCTAATTGGATCTAATGCCATGTTAACCCCTTAGATAGCTCACTACCCCTTTAGTGTAGGCTTCAGATAGCTCTTCAAACTTGTGGTTAGCCAGTTCTAATGATGCGTCACTATCAATAAAGAACGGCTCAACAATGACACAAGGCATTGAAGTTTTCTGAAGGAGAAGACCACCGCGATCACCAGCTTTACCTTTGTGCGAAGCTACGCAAGGTTTAAGGCCTCGATCTTTAAGCCCTAAACACTTAACTACTTGCTCTTGAATGCACGAAGCAAGCAAGAAGCCTTTTGAGCTGTGCTTGTAGTAAAGCGTTTCTGAGCCGTTTGATTTCTCATTGAAGGCGTTACAGTGGAATGAGACAGCAATATCAGCTTCAGTTTGATTTACCTTGCCTGGTAGTTTTGCGTATGAGCAAGTGCGATAGATAACAATAGGCTCGTAACCTTCCAGGATAAGCTTTTCAGCTACCGAGTGAGCAAGAGGCTCGTTAAATTGAAACTCTGTTGTGCCATACTTCTTGTTGGAAGCTCCCTGGCTAGACTTAGAGTGACCTATGATTAATGCTACTTTTTTCATAAATACCTTACTTATCAAATACTTGAACTTGAGCCATGACAACCTCTTTGAAGTCACTTTTACTGTGACCATCAAAGAACAACCGCTTACTTGCTATCTCTTCAGCGGTTTTGTAGTTGTCGGTGTTAATTAAGTATTCATGCCTTTGGCCTTTTGACCGTTTAGGCATGAATACAACCTTGATAACGCTATTCAACGACAAGCCAATCATCAGCGTCCATATCGGACTGACTAGCCAGCCAACCAGGGAGCATTGCGCGGCGGCCTGAAGCATTAACCGTGTACATATCGAAGTGAGGAAGGATCTCGCATTCGTCTACACCGTGATTTTTGTAAACGCTACCTTCAAACATTGCGTGAGTTTCGCCTTTACTGCCTGGATTGTAGATACACCACATTCCTTTGCCGTTCCATCCAGCGCGAGCAACTTTCTGGCCCATCTTCATAGCTTCAATCGCTAATCCGAAATTCATACCACAAGTAGGACGATAGGCATTATCGAATACTGGCTTAGGCGACCATGAAATATAACCTTCGTGATCAGGGTGATTTGATTCGCCACCATCAAGATATTCAACCAGATAACCTTCATCTGAACCGCTTTCATCTTCTGGAAGCTGCCAGCCGCGATACTGATTGTACTCAAGGCGATTCATTACAATTGCTTTAACTAGCTTTACGCCGATATAAATACCCATTTACTTATCCTTATTTTTCTTATCTAATTCAGCTTTCGCCGCAATAAAGCAGGCGATCACCGCTACAATTTCATTACCGTGAAACTCTTGCTGCCATAAACCTGACTCACGTAAAGCTGTGCGAGCCTCCTTTGAAAGTACAGCAAGCGCTTCTTCTGCTGTTTTGGCTTCGTTAACGTGAGTAACGTCACCAGCCGGAGCGCTTGAGCCCTTTCTTAATAAATCTAAAACCTTTCCCATATCTACCTCATAGAGTAACAGGCCGAACTTTTACGCCCCGACCTGAAGGGCTTAATTAAAAGGTATATCGTCATCAAAATCCATTGGCGGCTCATCGTATTGAGGCTGTTGGTTTTGAGTTCGTTGCTGTTGTTGTTGTGCAGGCTGTTGAGGCTGACCCCATCCACCTTGTTGCTGTTGAGCTGGCGCTTGTTGTTGGCCGCCTTGACCTTGAGCCCTGCCGCCTAGCATTTGCATTACACCATTAAAGCCCTGAACAACTACTTCAGTAGTGTATCGGTCTTGGCCTTGCTGATCTTTCCACTTGCGCGTTTGAAGCTGGCCTTCAATATAAACCTGTGAACCTTTGCGAAGGTATTCCCCGGCCACCTCTGCCAATTTTCCGAACAAAGAGACACGGTGCCACTCTGTTTTCTCGCGCTGTTCGCCAGTTACTTTATCTCGCCAGCTTTCTGAAGTCGCAATTGTTATATTGGCAACCGCGCCCCCGTTAGGCATGTAGCGAATTTCAGGATCATTACCAAGATTGCCAACCAGGATAACTTTGTTTACTCCACGGCTTGCCATAGAATCTCCTTGTTAAAGTGAACCGTTGCCAAAAAGGAAACGGTTCAACTTGGTTAGTTAATCTTAGCTTTCGCCGATGAAGGTTTTTAGTTCAGAGTCTTTGAACATTTCAACCAGGATTTCTTTGAACTCTTCAGCCATATCTTCTTCTTGAGCTTCAAGCTTGATGATGCGGAAGCAGATTTCAGGCTTCTGGCCGCCAGTTAGGATTGATACACGAACGGTAAACGCTCGATTGGCTAAACCGTGATAAGGCTGGCAAGTAAATTCAATCGTTGCCGGGATCTTATCCTGGTTCTTAGCTTCAATCTTTTCAAACTCGCTCATAGACTCGCCGAAGTCGCTAACCTTGCTATCACGGTTACTAACTTGCTCGATAGTGATTTCACGCAATTGCTTGGCTGCCTGGCTGTTGGTCATTGGCTCGCCTTCGCTGTTGACCACTTTTATATTGTCCGCCCAATCTTCAACAAAGTTAGCCGCCGCTTTCTGGCTCATGTGATCGCCGTTTACGCAAAGGATAGCTTTAAACGCTGCCGTCTTATCAAGCTGAAGCTTTGAATTGTGACGCTGGTGAAGCGGCTTATCTTCTGTACCAAGGTCAAAGATGGTTTCTGCATACATGCGATCAGAGTTAACAAAGCACTTAGCGCCTTCTTTGTCGAACTCTTTACAGTATTCGCCAAAGTCTTTGATTGATTTGGTTGAGAAGTTGAAGCGGTAAGAAGTACGGTGCTCCATGTGACCTTCAAGATCAGAAAGCTTTACGCCTTCAGGCAGTGCGATAAGTGGTGATTGAGCTTTTACTTCAGCAAGTGAGGCGTTTACTCCTGCAAGTAGAACAGTTTTCTCAAGGTGCTGGATTGCTTCTTTAGTCATTGACATAGTTATTTACTCTCTAATAAAAATTTAAGGTTTGCCGGGCGTTAACCCGGCGGTTTGAATTAGTTAGCCAGGCGGCGAACGTTTGAGTGTTGATGTACTTCACCAGTTTCTTTATCAACATTTTCATGCGTTAAGTTGAACTGGCCGCTGTCGTCTTCTTCTGGTGCGTTGATGGTTAGCTTGCCACCTTTGCCAACAAAGAAAGCTGTATCGGTAATATCTTCTTCAAACTTCTTACCGCGCTTAGTTGGGTTGCTGGTTGAAAGCTTATGAGAAACGATAACCTGATCGTTGTCACCCATTTGTTGAAAGGTAAATTCAAGTGATACCTTCGCTTTCTTGCTGCCGATACCGTGAGTGATTTGAGCTAGTGCCGCATCACTTAAAGCTAGTGCAAGCTTTTCAATCATAATTCCAGCGTTACATTCGCCGATGAAGTCAGCTACGTTTGTTTTGCGATCTGCCATGATTACTCTCCTGAGTTAATTTGCTGTTTTGTCCAGCCTTTGTGTGATTTTCTATTACCGTTCGCCACCTTATTTAGATGCTTTCTGCACAGGCCGCGAGATTTTGCGAATTTATTTAAGTTGAAAACCGTAACCGGTTCACCGCTTGGGTCTATTAAGTAATAAGTCCTGCACCCTCCTTTTATAGATGCGCTAACATTTTCACGCCTAGTAACAAAAGTGCAGGTTTCTGGGCTGTATATTTTCCCTCTGCCACCAGCCTTTATATCCTTATCTAAATCGAAACCATCAATCTTGTTTTTATAATACCACTTAGCAAACACCTGGAAGTTATGCCACTCATCACAAACAACGCACCCAATATAAGATTTATTCTTTTCTTGGAATTTTTTGTCGTAGCACCTTCTAAGCATTGCCCTCCATCGTTCATAAGCTTCTTTGTGTGTCGCCTTACGAAATTCCCCATCACCACGAAACCCAACCCCTAAAACGGTTCTATCAAAGCAATCCATAAAGCGACTCCAAAAAATTATTAAAGGTAAGTTTTAACGCCTTGCGACAACCAGTATTCTTTTACCTGAAGATACTCATCGTAAGTAATACCCCAACTTTCAAGGAACTCCATGAAGTCAGTTCTCGCCGCCTCTTTGGTTAGAGCGTAAACAAGGTTAGACATAATGTGATTTAGCGGCTTAGCTTGTTCGACTTCAGCGTTACGCATTGTTTGAGATCGGCCCTGGGATAGTGATTCCACTTGCTTAGGTGTGGTATCAACCTCAACCGCCTTAGCATCAGCAACGCAATCATTAAAGATAGCTTCATCTTCTTCACTGATTAGATTCGGCTCTGGCTTCTTAGCCTTCTCTTCCGCTTCACGCTGTAAACGTTCAGCTTCTTCTTCAGCTTGAGCTTTGGCACGTTCTTCCTTGCGGATACGTTCACGTTCTGCTTCTGCTTTGGCTTCAGCTTCACGTTGAGCCTTTGCCTCTTCTTCTTTTTGAATACGTTGGCGTTCAGCTTCAAGGCGTTCTTCTTCAGCCTGCTTGTGATCAGCAATGCGTGATTTAATTATCGCCTGAAATGGTTCAGCGTCCTGGTTAACTAGCTGCTGAGCATCAGAGAATAAAAACTTGTAATCCGCTGCATGGTCACGAAGGTATTGAAGGTTAGGAACAACACGATCCATTACCTGATTAATCTCAACCTTCCAATTAGCCAGTTCTTCAGACACGGCATTTTCAAGGCTCTCAATGGTGCGCTTGTTCTTCATTGCGCCAGTCCAATCAGGAGTAAACGCCCCCATAATTCCAGCTAACAGCATTGGCTTTAATTTAGCGTCACATTCAGCGATATGCTGACGAAGGTTGTTATCGGCTTCAGTCCAGATAGCTTGCTTCTTGGCTTCCTTGGCCTGTTTAACTTGCTTCTCGCCATGACTTTGCATTTTCTGAAGAACACCATCCATTTCTTGGGCGATTTCTTCAAACTGCGAGTAGCTAACAAATTCACCGCGAACCTTGGCGATCATATCCTTGAGCCCGGCGCGAGCCTTCTTAACATCTTTGTTAAGTTGGTCTTTATCGGCGAAGTCCTGATCCGTTTCCAGGACCTTGCTCATTTCTTCACTTGCCATTGTTTTGATTTGGTCAAGGCACATAGCAATGTTAGTGGTGATTTCTGTGCCTGTTACGCTGTATGAAATAGCTGGCAGGCTAGTTTTTTCAGCAACAACAACTTCTTTCTTGGCTTCCATTTCAAAAGACTCGAGATCTTTATTGAACTGCTTCCAGCCAGCAATCAACTGCTCACGGCGTTCAGGGATTGAAATGTAGTGCATGTATTCCCGTTTATCTGCTGTGCCGTCTGAAGTCATAAACAAAGCATTTTCAGCGCCGGATACAAGAAGCTGGTGCTCTAGCTGCCAGTAGTGAGTATCTTCAAGCACGTTATTGCGAACATTTTCAGCAAGCGTTTCATTCCAAAGCTTGTGCTCGAAGACCATTTGCTGATCTTCTGATAGGCCATCCAGTGAAGCGAGTAGCTTTAAGCCGTCAATCTCGATACCACCAACAACCGGAGCGAATGATTCAAGCATATCGACCTCAAGAAGATCACGAGCTGCGTCTTCTGCTGCGTGGCCCTTGTCGAAAAGCGCTTGTTTAGCCGGAGTAATTTTCTCCTTAACACCAAACTTCTTTTCTTTCATTAGCTGAGTGCGGCTTTTGTACTTGCTTGCTCCCATCATTGCCGAAGCATCAGAAGCGGTTAAGTGAGTGTCACGAAGTTCGTGCCATTCCGGTGTACCTTGTTCTACTTTGAATAATTGCATTCTACTTTCCTACTTGTTGTAATTTTGAGTATTGGTCTTGGCTAAGGATAATATTCTTCTTAGTCAAGAATTGGTGTAGCGAGTCAACTGTGTGCTTGCCGTCAGTTATTTTTTTAGACCAGGCCGGAAAGTTTTTATTAAACTCTTCATCCGGGTAGCAGTTAACAACCTGTTGCTGATCCTGGTTATCGTATTGAACAGAATCGCCGTCATCATCTTCACCGCCGACAACAATCCCCAAGATACCAGTCAATGTATAGCGGCGAAGGTATGAGATTGCCGAAGCGATACTTTTAAGCTGATCCTTGCCGCCACTAATATCAGGAGAGGAAACCAACTCACTATATTCTGAGTGGCCACTCTGGTGAGTGACGATACAGCGAACAGTGATAATTCCGTTGTCCTGGCTTTGAGTGAAGCGGTAAGACAGGCCTGTTTCTTTTAATGCTGGCTGAATTGCCTTAGCAATATCTTCAATTTTGGCGTACTGGTAGAACGTGCGACCCTTTGAAGTTGTGTAATCCACAATGCCAAGCTTTTCAATTACCGGAAGCATTGCCTGAAAATGAGACATTGCAGCGTTAAACTCTTTCTTAGCCTGGTTTGCTTCATAACGCTCCTGAAGATCCATAAGCTTTTCAAGTTGCGTAATGTCAGCGCCGTTATTCACTGCAATTTCAATTAGGCGCATGTGCGGCTGTGCCATAACCGGAAGTGATGATTGCTGATCACTTGTAACTAATTCGCCGCTACTCATTTAGGCCACCAATTAACTGAAGCTGTTCAGCGTTAAGGTCAGTCTTCTCAGACCATGAATGAATAACCTTTGCAATTTCTAGTTGCTCGTTATGGTCATTCCAGTAAACAAGCGCATCGTTTACAGTGTGGATACCGCCCTCTTGGATAATGCCAAGTAGGTCTTCATCAACAACGATAGCTTGATTGATTGCTTCAAGATCTGCCTCAGCCTTGCCAAGCTGGTCATTAAGACGTTGGATTTCTGCCGACTTTGCGGCGAACGCTTCTACAAGAGCGCCTTTGTTTTCGATTTTCATGTTATTCACCTTCTACTTTTGAACAAACAATGTCATCACGGTAAGCAGGCCAGTTACCAGCTTCAACCATATCGCAATAGTGATTTTCTGCGCTTACTGCGTCTTCATAGTCCATTTGACCTACAAGACCGAAAAGCGACACCGCTGCTATTACTGCTAAAACCTTCATACTTGCCTTTTTCATGTTGCGTCTCCGTGTTGATGATTGAAATTTAGCACCGCCCAAAACTAAAAGCAAGTATTTTTGTATACTTTTTTAGTATTTTTTTATTTACAAATTAAAGACATTAATCTAAGATGAAATCAAATCAACATAAGGACACTAAAAATGGCACAGCATGTAAAAGTAAACCCAACCACCGATGAAATGCTTAGCAAGCTTTCAGAGAAGCGTAAGCGTGAAAACTCCTTCATTCGCACCAAGCAAGATATTGCGGCTGAAGCTATCGTTGCTCTCTATAAGAAGGAAATGAAAAATGGCTAGGGCTAGAAACATTAAGCCTGCCTTCTTTGATAATGACGAGCTGGCAGATAATGACCCGCTTGGAAGACTTTTATTTATTGGTCTGTGGACAATTGCAGACTGTAACGGAAATCTTGAGTGGAGATCCAAGAGAGTTAAGAAACAGCTTCTTGCTTATGACGAGTGTTGTATTGATTCGCTCGCTATTAATCTGGATAAATCTGGATTTGTACGGTTCTACTCGGACGGTGACAAAATTTACTTAAATGTCATCAATTTCGATAAACATCAGAACCCACATAAGAACGAGAAAGCTAAAGGAACAGAAATACCGGAATACTGCGAAGAGTACCGCCAAGCTATTGATTTAAATAAACTCGCAATTAATCGTGATTTATCTGGATTAAAACCGAATGACTCTGATAGTAATCCTGCTGATTCCCTTAACCTGATTCCTGATTCCCTTAACCTGATTCCTGATTCCGTAACCGAACAAAAGCCTTCGCCAGCTAAAGCAGGCAATGACGTTCTTGAAATCTTTAACTACTGGAAGGAGGTTATGAAAAAAGGAGGTACCACCAGGCTAAACAAGAAACGTGAAAAGCTTATCTCTGATCGCCTAAAAGAAGGCTACCAGGTAGACGAGTTTAAGACCGCGATCTTCAATTGCTCTATGTCGCCTTTCCATATGGGACAAAACGACAATCAAACCAAGTACAACGATATTGAGTTGATATGTCGCCCTGATAAGTTTGAGCAATTCCGTGACAACGTAGGCCAGCAAGCTCAGCCTAGACAAATGAGCAAGGCAACAGAAAGAACATTCAACAACATCATTGATGTGGAGTTAGATTAATATGAAAAAGCACGAAGAACTTGGTCAAGAACCATCATCACCAACGCCATTTTATAACGGTGACGAACTGTATTGTGACAATAATGGCTTTACAAAGAGAGAGGCTATTGCCATGCGATTAATGGCGGCAGAGCTTCAGGCTAGACAGGGTTGGGTTGATGGTGGGTACGTTGAAACTTACCCGATTGAAGAATGCGCTAAACAAGCTGTTATGGCAACCGATGCACTACTGAAGGAGCTTTCTAATGAATAGCCAAGATCAGAACAAATTCAAAGAGCTGATCACTGTTATGTCTGAGACTTACGGTGAAGAGTTTACCCCGGCAAAGCTCAAACTTTGGTGGAACCTTTTTAAGCCTTACCCAATTGAAACTTTTGAGCAGGCGCTTTATGCACATATCGCTTGCCCTGACGCTGGCATGTTTTCACCTAAACCAGCCAACTTAATGAAATTCATTAACGGCACCAGCAAAGATCAGCAACAGCTTGTTGAGGACCGAGCAGAAATAGCCTGGGCTTGCATTGAGAGAGAGATTAGCCGCATTGGCAGCTATGGCACTCTTGAACTAGAAGATAAGCAAGCTATTGCGGCCGTTAAAGCTATCGGTGGCTGGCGAGCGCTTTGTATGTGTACCTATGACCAACTTGTTTGGAAGAAGAAAGAGTTTGTTAGCTCTTACGACTGCTACGAGCGCACACCTTTGGAAGCTTTGCCAAGTAAGTTACCTGGTTTAATTGAGCTGTCAGAACATAAGGCAGAATCTCAGCAAGGCGTTAAGTCTTTGATGGATGGTTTGAACGAATACCGAAACAGAAAAGGAATTGAGCAGAAATGAGTTATTCAAAAGGTTTTAAGAAAGGATACCAGCAAGGCTTTAACGCCGCTTTCAAAATGGTGCTTGGCAAGGTTGGTTATTCAGTTGAGTTCGCCGGACTTATCCGCAAGAAGCAGCTGAAGATCATCACTGAAGAGTTAGCGCAGCAAAGGCAAGATCTCAAGATGCCAGAGCCAACTTGTACTTATTGCGCACCTTGGCAGGGTGAATGTGGCTCTACCAAGATCCTTGATAACGGACAGTGTGAGAAGCACCAAGAAAAATGCAGTTGTGGAAAAGTCGCAACTCATGGATGTAGTCACGCCGGGCAATTTGTTTGCGGCCGTCCTCTTTGTGATGATTGTCGCTGTAACCACTAAGGAATAAAAATGGCTAATGATTTATGGCGCACACCGCCAGAAGTGTTTAACACTCTAAATCGTGAGTTTGGTTTTGTCGCTGATATGGCAAGCTCGCACGAAAACGCGCTTTGTGATCTTCACTTTACTGAAGAAGATGATTCTCTTTCCCTTGATTGGGCCAAGGAGATAGATAAGCGATACGTCTTCATAGGTCATAACTATGTTTGGTTGAATTGCCCGTATAGCAATCCTATGCCTTGGGTAAAGAAAGCGCTTGAGGCTCAAGCTGGTGGCCTTGGTGTTGTCATGCTGCTTAACGATGACACTAGCGTTGGTTGGTTTGCTGAAGCTTTGAAAGGTGTTAGCGAGATCCGCCACATAGTTGCCGATGCTACGCCGGAAGGTAAGCGCGAGTATTCAACCGGGCGAATCGCTTTCTTAGATGGTGAAGGTAAGCCGATACCAGGCAATAATAAGCCTCAGTTTGTGCTTGTGTTTAATCCATTCAAGATAGGCGCACAGGTAACGAGCTATGTTAAGAAGTCCGAATTATACGGCGCATAAAAAAAGCCCTAACCAATACGGCTAGGGCAGTTCAAAGTAGAAAAGGAAGTAATAACATGCAATACACAAAAACGGTGACACTGGATATTAACGGCTCAGAAGTAGAAGCTGAACTTACGTTTAATCATACACCATTTTCACCAGGTTTCTATAGTGGGCCGCCAGAAGATTGCTATCCATGCGAGCCGGAAGAGTACGAGCTCATTAAGTTAGTGGCTGAAGATAATGATTGCTCTTGGATGCTTGAGTATATCGGTGAAAGCCTAATTGAACAGCTAGGTGATGATAATGGCTAAAGAATTTGTTTTGATTAAGGTCAATAACGGCTTTGCCTACGCTACCGATTCAGATCGTGAAGCGGCGGCAGGCTGGAAGATAGGCCAGGCGATCAAGATTAACGCCACTCAACAAAGCGCCCGATCGCTTGCTTATCATCAAAGGTACTGGGCCGGGCTTATCGCTTTGACGTTTGAATACTGGGAGCCTGACCATGGAATGATCACCGAAGCAGAAAGAAAGCTGATCGCTAGGTTTTGCAAAGTTCTGGATGATAACGGCGGCGGCGGTGAAGTGGCGCATTGGGGCGATCAGTTCCTTGCAACACTAAGCCAGAACCGAGCGCAAAAGATCCAGGCACCTAACAAGACCAAGGAGGCGCTTCACGACTGGATTAAAGAGCAGGCTGGTTATTTCGATGTGGAGATCACGCCTACTGGCCCAAGGCGCAAACTTAAATCAATCAACTTCAATGCTATGTCAGAGGAGCAATTCAGAGACTATTACAAAGCCGCTTTTAATGTGTGCTGGCGTTACGTCCTGGCTAAACCTTTTAACGATGAAGTGACGGCTCACAATGCAATATCACAATTACTAAGCGTAGGGTAACTATGGCAAACTCAAAACGGAAGTGTACGCACTGCAAAGATCGCTATCCAACTGAGCAAGGAATTAAAACCCCGGCAGGCTGGTTTTGCTGTATCGACCATGCAATAGCTCATTCACGAAAGCTTCAGGAACGCGCCAGAACAAAGAAAGTAAACAAAGCCAAGCAAGCACAAGCGAAAGAGGATAAAGCCTCACGAGCAGCCAGCAAGGACGCAAAAAGGCGTGATCTGAAGTGGCAACACGGTTTAACTCAAAAGGCATTCAACAAAATGCGCGTTCTTGAGGAAAAGCTATGGTTCCAGGAAAGAGGTTTAGAACCCGAATGTATTAGCTGTGGTCGTCCTATTGGTGGTGATCAATGGTGTTGTGGTCACTTCAAGACTCGCGGCGCTCAGTCTGGTTTACGCTATGACAGAAAGAACACCTTCCTTCAACATAACCACCGATGCAATATGAACTTATCCGGTGACATATCCGGCACCAAAACAACCAGGGGATATAAGCAAGGTTTGATTGATAGATTTGGCGAAGAGGAAGGACAGGCAATAATAGATTACTGTGAGACTCATTCCGATCCGGTTAAGTGGACCTGGGAAGAGCTAGAAAAAATGCGCTCATCTTTCAATAAGCGCATTAGAGAGTTGGAGTTGATTGTTAGTCAATAATCCTCACGTAACTTGGAATCTTACCGCTGTATTGGCAGTTTTGAAAAATCCAAACCCCACAAGGCTCAACCTTGTAGCTGTCATACGTCACCCCACTTTCAGACATAACCTGAAACGGGTGGCGTTCATCTAAGTTAGCCAGCTTTTCTTTGTTGATTATTTTTAAGTCCATTACACACCCGCCTGTTCAAGAGTTAATTGATAAAGCTTACCGTCAGATCGCTTCTGGAACTTAGCGCGATCGCCGGGATTGGTTAAGTTGATTGTAGTTGCCGCATTAATAGCAGGGTCACGAACAATATCTGTACCAGCGGTATGATCTTCTGAGCGTAAACCTATCTGAGCTGGCGTGGTAGCGTCAGTAGCGTTTACAAATTCAATGATTGTACCGTCTGGGATCTGAGAAGTGTCAAACGCAGGAGTACCAGCAATAAATCTATTGCTTCCGTCATTGTTTGTATCACAAAGCATAGTGATACTGTGGATCTGCTTGTTATCACGGTCTACAGCTTCATAGTTGGTTGATCCAGAAGTGTAGGCGATTCTTTGCGGTTTAATGTCAACACCACCAGTAGCGTGAGCGTATAAACGCCCTGATATTTTAGTGTTAATTAGGGTGACTTCTTTTAAGAAAACATCACCGATATTGGCGGCTATATCGCTACCAAACCAATCACAATCCTCAATTGTCACCCGTCCAACATTTGCAGGGGTAGCAATATTTAAAATTTTACCGTCATTGATAACCCCAGATCCAATATCAGAATTTCTAATATTAAGTCTTTGACAAGATCGAACGTCTATAAATATAACGTCAGGATCGTTATGAATGCCACACAACAAACCATCAATATCCAGTATGCCGCTTGCCCCATTGTCAACAAGAACGCCGATACCGACTCCACTTGTTGAGTCTGCATTTTCAAAACCAAAGTTCTTCAATGAGAAACCACGATAAGAAGCGCCTGTGAATCGTGCGGCAATCTCACAACCATCAGCACCACAACCAACCATCTCCGTATAAGTCCAGCCTGTAGCTTGGAAGTCGTGACCAATTCGGCAAATGTATGACAGGTTAGAGCTAAACAATGATGATGTACCACCACTCGTAACGTCACCATCATACCGATGCCCAACATCACAACGAATCGCTACGTTTTTAGAGATTTCCAAGTTCCAAGAGTTACGATATCGAAAGCCTAGGAGCATGTTTTCTGCCACGTTATCAGTCATTCGGAAGTTAAACGCTGACTGAGTAAATAAGCCGTAGTTAGTATTTACAGAGCTAAAGCCAATACCCAACTGATCGCCAGAAGGACCAAGAACCTTAATACCTTTAACGTGCATCCCACGGTTGCGCTGAGAGGTGTTATTTGTTCCTTCACCAATCTCAATAACTGGCGCTCCGGTGGTGTCATCGTCTTCAGTAAGAAGACCGTCAGTCAAAATTGTCGCCGAAGTTCTAAAATTATCAAAAGTTTGCGGCTGAGCTGGACCGCTTAAAGTGCATCCAGGCAAAACCGTTATCTTCTCAAGATTACACTCTGTAACCGATGACGGGATAACAACGTCACCAGCTCGTTCACCGCTAACATATTGCATTGCTTTGTTAACAAATTTTGCAGAATCAATATCGCTAGAGTCTTTATCAAGCGGAAATCCAAATCCATTGGCACTAACTTGAAAATCAATAGATGAAAACTCGTCTTGCTGACCTCGCTTATTTCTAACTGACTTTGTTGTAAACTCAAACACGGTACCAACATCTGAAACTGTAACGTCATACCCGTAGTATTCATTTTCTGTAACTTCAGTGATAATTCTTGCTGAAGATGAAAAATCACCGGAAGGCTCCCACAAAAACAGGTCATTACCTTCCCATTGAATACAGGTTATTCCCGATGGTATTTGATCGCCTATCTCATAATCACTGCCATCTTTAGGCCACTTGGTAGCTGCGATAGCTCGTTCTTCAGCTTCAGTTACGATTCGTGGTGTATTTGTTGCGTTACTTGTGATTATTGACAAACACACATTTATCAAGCCAGTTGTAACAACAGCATCAGCAACAGTAACGGTAGTCTCAGAGCCAGCGTAAACAGCATTAACTATTTCTGAATACTCATACTCGGAAGTGTTGTCATCAAGTCTCACCATGCGGCCAGGTTCATACTGATCAACAAAGTTACCAGCTACTTTAAATGAAGTGGTTGATACGTAACTTGCTGGCTTGCAGTCTGTCCAAGTCTCCGCTTGCGCTGAAGTTACTGGGTCAGAGGTCCATATTTCATTGTCCTTACAGTCCTTCAGGACCATCTTATAAGAGC